AAGGCGGCGCGGCCCGACAGCGGCAGGCCTTCGTGGGTGACGGTGGTTCCCCCGGAGGGCAAGTCGTACCTCGTGCAACTGACCGGGATGACCTTCGAGCATCTGGAACACGCAGCGGCCAAGTTCACCGGGTGCCGCGGTACGCTCCGGCAGGACGGCCCCGATTGGATCTACGAGATCGACGGATGAATCGCAAGACCTGCGTGACAAAGATCGACGGCCGCGGCGAGCGTGCCCTGACGGCCAACATCTCGACCATCGCGGTGGACCGCGAGGGCGACGTTCTGCTCCCCTCCGGCATCGACGTGTCCGAATACAAGGCCAACCCTGTCGTCTTGCTCGGTCACGATGCGTCTGCTCTGCCGATCGGCAGGGCGACGAGCATTCGCAAGACGCCGAGCGCGGTAGTGGCCGACATGGTGTTCGCGGAGCGGCCGGCGGCCCACCCCGATGCGGCCGAGTGGGTGCCGGACACCGTCTACGATTTGTTCCGGCAGGGCGTGCTGAATGCCTTTTCTGTCGGCTTCACGATCGAGAATGCCCGGGCCGCGAACCGCAAGGACATCGAGCGGCACGGCGACGGCGTTCGCCGGGTCGTCACGCAATGGAAGTTGCTCGAGTTCTCGGTGGTGACCATCCCGGCGAACCAGGATGCACTGGTTACCGCGGTCAAGGACGGCCTGCTTGATCGTCGGTCGTTCACTTACGATATGCTGTCCGACGGGCTGGCCGAGCCGGCCGGCCCGATCACCATGCGGCTTGCGTCGCCGCGTGTCCTCTCGATCGAGAAGACGAAGACGCTCCGCCTCCGCTGAGGGGGCACCCGTGCGATCGCACTTGGTCGCCGCGAGTTCTGACGCCGGACGAATGTGTCTGGGCGTGGTTCGAGCGGTATTCCAGGGGCGGATCTGAGCGGTCACATGGGAATCGTTCAACATGCGATGGGATGCCTTTTGTGGCCAGCTCAAGGAGCTTGGCTACACCGGCCCGAACGATCAGTTCGCCGCTGTGACGGCGTGGCTGCGCGACGAGGGCTACAACACCGAGACCGTGGAGGCGGACGGAAGGACGTTCGAACTCCGAGACATGTTCGACAACAGGCCGGGCAAGCCTCTCGATGCGAGCAAGGCCGCGAAGCGTGCCGAGTTCGAGGACGAGGTGGACCGGCGCGTCCGCGAGGCCGTGAATCGGATCGAGAGCGCGAAGACCTACAAGGGCGGCGGCGTCGCCCGCGAGGTCAAGCACGAAGTCAAGGTCGGCAACGACCGTCTCACCGAGGATCCCCGCGGCGGCTTCAAGTCGGGCGGCCACTTTTACGCCGAGGTCGCGAAGGCCGGCAAGCGTGACGGTGGCGGAATCCCCGAGTCGCTGGCCCGCTGGGACCAGGTGAACAAGGGCACCCTCACCGACTACGGCCAGGAGTCGGTCGGTGCCGACGGCGGCTTTGCGGTGCCGACGGAGTTCCGCGACGCGATCATGTCGCGCGTGATGGGCGAGGACTCGATTGCTGCTCGCTGCGATCAGTACAACCTGACCAGGAACAGCATGGCCGTGCCGGATGACGAGACCACCCCGTGGCAGACCAGTGGCGGCATCCTCGCCAACTGGGAAGGCGAGGCCGGCACCTACGATCAGAGCAAGCCCAGCCTGAAGCTGAAGGAGCTTCGTCTTCGGAAGCTCACGGCCCTGGTGCCGGTGACCGAGGAACTGCTCGAAGACGCGACCGCCATTGAAGCCTTCGTCAATCGGAAGGCTTCCGAGAAACTCGATTTCAAGCTCGGCGAGGCCATCTTCCGCGGCAACGGTGCAGGTCAGCCGCTCGGCTTCCTGAACTCGAACGCGCTCGTCGAAGTCGCGAAGTCTGGCGTGCCGGACGGACAGACTGCCGACACGATCGTGCAGTACAACATCGAGCGCATGTGGGAGCGGATGTACGCTCCGTATCGTGCAAACGCTGTGTGGTTCGTCCATCACACGGTTGAGAAGGAGCTGATGCGGCTTTCGTTTTCGGGTCGCGACGACTCCGGCGACGCGGTCGCAAACTCGAGCCCGATCGGCTCGTACATCGCTCCGGGTGGTCTGGCGAACAGCCCGCTCGGCTCGCTGCTGGGCCGTCCGGTCATCGTCACCCAGCACTGCAACGAGCTCGGCGACGCGGGCGATATCATCTTCGCCGACATGCGGCAGTACTGGCTCGGCATGAAGGCTGGCGGCATCGACGCCCAGACCTCGATCCATCTCTGGTTCGACCAGGACGCCGTGGCCTACAAGTTCCGGATGCGTGTGGATGGCCAGCCGTGGCTCTCCACGCCGATCGCGTCGCGCGACGGGTCGATCACGCAGACTGCGTTCGTCTCGCTGGCGGAAAGGACCTGACATGAGTAGTTCACCGAACGCGAAGTTCACCGAGTACTGCGGCCTCAATGTCTACGACTGGGATCCGGGCGGAACGTCCTATGCGGCGTTCTCCGCCACTTGGCAGTCGCTTGAGGGCGTCGAGCAGATCCTCGGCATCCTTTGTTCGACCACCGGCCTGATCACCGCTGCCTCGCAGCTGAAGATCCAGGTGGCGACCGATGCCTCCGGCACCGGTGCCACCGACGTGGTCGAGGGCACCGCCGGCGACGCAGACGCTGTCGGAGACTACATCGTGGTCGCTGCCAGCCGTGGCGAGTGCATCGCCGCTCTCCCGACTGCCACGCACTTCATGGTGCTTGCCAAGTCTGCGGCCGGCACGGACGAGGGTTCCGGCGTCATCCTGACGTCGATCCCCAAGTACCAGCAGGCCGACGTGCTGGTGAACAGCATCGCCCCCTGATGCCTGTTCAGACGCGCTATCCCGGCGACGACGTGGCGGTGATTGGTGCGCTTGTGCCTACGGTGCAAGCGAACAACACCGTCACGTCGTCGCGCGTCAAGCTCGGCGACTTCCATACCTACATGGCGGTCGTCAACTGCGGATCCGTGCAAACGTCGCTCGACGCCAAGATCGTCCAGTACGACGCGGCATCGGGGGGCAACAGCAAAGATCTTGCTGGTGCGGCGATTACCGCTCTCGGCGGCGACGACGACAACCAGCAGGTGGTGATCGAGTTCGACGGGATCGAGTTCGACACCGATAACGGGTACTTCTGGTTTGCCGTGTCCTGCACGGCAGCCGGAACCGTCTTTTCTTCGGTCGTCATCCTCGGCGTGCATCCGCGTGCCGATGCTGCGGCGGTTGAGCAGACGACCGTTCAGCGGGTACTCGTCTAACGATCCCCCGGTTCCCCGGCGTCCGGCTTTCCGGCCGGCGTCGGGTTTATGGCCCTGACAGCCCTACAGCTCGCGGATCTTCGCGGCAAGGCGAAGCTCTACCTCGGCATCAGTGACGACGATCCGGCCTTCCAGATCGACGCGCTTGCCGTATATGACGATCTGACGAACAACACCACGAGCACGATCCAAGTCACGAACACAGGGATCACCCTGGTCGGTGACGACGAGGGCACCGACACCGTCACGTTCGCAGGATTGGCGGCCGATACGCTCGAGGATCTGCGAACGTCGCTGCTTGCGGCGAACGCGAACCTGCAGATCACGATCCTTGCAGCCGACGAAGTGGCCGCTACGGATCTGGTGCGTCTCGCTCCGGTCAACATCGCAGGACAAAGCAACGAGAAGACGCTCAAGGCCGAGAACGCCGCTCTGCTCGATCTTCTGATCGAAGGCACGCTCGCCGGCATCGAAGCGTTCCTCGGACGCAATCTGTTCTCGGCCACCTATCGCGAACGCGTGTATCCGAGCAGCGGATTGGTCACGTTCAAACAGCCGAACGTGACTCGCGTTGACCAGTTTTCGGTCGATCCGGATGACGCGATTGCGGTCACCTACAGCGGCTCCGACACGATGGCCCACGTCGAGGTGAGCAGCGCCTCGGTGATCTTGCGGAGTTTCAACGCGACGACCACGACGACGTCTTTGTCTCGATCGACGTATTCCAACACCGCCACGATGGCTGCAGCGATCGACGCCGTTTCCGGATGGTCTGCGACGGCGCGTGTGACGGTGCCGACGGATCGATTGATCGATACGCCCGCCTGGGACGCCAAGGATACGAGCGTCGAACTGCAGTACTGGACCGATTACGACGGCGAGTACGAGGTGGACTACGAGGAAGGCCAGCTGCGTATTCGGATCCCGTCGTACACCGGCGGCATCTGGTATCGCGGCATGGGCTCCGTGCTCTATCAGGCCGGATACACCGAACTGCCCCGCGACATCGAGCAGGTGCTGCTGACGCTGATCAAATCGTCCTACGACGCGACGAAGCGGGACGGCTCGGTGATCGCGGAGCGGCTGGGCGACTACTCGTACCAGCTTGCGCAGGAGTCGCTTTCCGGGGGCGTCAGCAAAGCGAACATCGCTTCTCAGCTGGCGGTGCTGGATCGGTATCGGAGGATGCTC